GGCGCAGGAACTGCTTTAGGTGGTCTTGGTGGCAACTTAGGAACAGCCTTAGGAATATCAGCAGGAACAAGCGCATTAAGTAGTCTTTTAGGTGCAAACGCTTCTAATAAAGCAGCACAAATTCAAGCTAATGCTGCAAATAACGCATCACAGTTGACTGCGAATATGTTTAATATTCAAAATCAACAACAGCAACCATACAGAACCGCTGGATATGGCGCATTGAACACTATTAATTCAATGATGCCAGGTCAATATGTTCAATATGATGCAAGTGGTAATCCTATGGGCGTAGGCACAGGGTCAGATTATTTGACTCATCAATTTAACGCTCAAGACCTTAATGCCAATATGTCACCTGGATATGCTTTCCAATTACAACAAGGTCAGCAAGCTAATCTTAATGCCGCTAATGCTTTAGGTGGTCGAGTTGGTGGCAATACCTTACAAGGTCTACAAAACTACACACAAGGTCTTGCAACAACAGGTTATCAAAACGCATTTACCAATTATCAAAATCAACGTCAAAACATTTATAACACTCTTGCAGGTATTGCAGGAATTGGTCAAACATCTCAAACACAAACAGGCAATTTGGCTCAAAATACCGCTCAAACACAAGCACAGCTTGGCGTAGGTAGCGCAGCGGCTCAAGCGGCAGGTCAAACAGGCGTAGCAGGTGCATTGTCTGGTGGCGCAACAGGCGTAGCAAACAATTTATTATTGGCTAGTTTATTAGGTCAAAATCAATCAGCAGCAGGAACACCATAATGGCAAACTATAACTTTAATACTGATTTAACTGTAAAACCTACTCAATCAGGTTCAAGCATTGGTGATATTGTAAATATGGCTCGTGGTGTGCAAGCTTATCAAAAGCAAGCTGCAACAATGCCTGCAGAGATTGAACAAGCTAAAGCACAATCAGCTAAATCACAATTAGACTTATTGCAAAATCAAGTTCAAATGGCTGGTGGCGCAATTACAGGATTAGAAAACTCTGAAGCTTACAAAGCAAATGATATTAAAGGTTTAAAAAAAGAGCTTTCAGCTACTAAACAATGGACTTCAACTTTTGGTCACTCTCCAGCTATTGATACTTTATATCAACAAGCTGAAGAACATCTTAATATGGGAGATGTTCAAGGTTATAAATCTTTATTGCAAAGAGTTAGAAATAGTCTAGCTACTAATTCTGAGAAATATGCCGCTTCATTGCCAGGTTTTCAAGCTAATGCTGCAGGAAACATTATTTCTACGAATCGTGCCGCTAATACATTAGGCGAACCTGGTATTGCAGGCGCACAACCTACTACCCCTGCTGCAAACGCACAATTACAAAATCAATTTACGCAAAGAACTAATATCAATCCTTCAACAGCCCAAGCTGGAATGATAAATGCTGCTGCAACTAACTATGCAACAGATTTTACTAAATCACAAGAAACTGCAAGTAATTCTGAGCCTAGAATTGCATTGTTCCAAAACATTAAAAAGCTTGCCCCTGAGTCATTTACAGGCGTAGGCGGAGCAAGAAAAGAATTGGCTGCAGGCATTGCACAGGCTGTTGGTTTAGATGTTTATCAAACGGAAAAAATGTCAACAGACGAATTGGCTAAATCTTCTGCTATGTTGTCGTTGGCTGGTGGTAATACAGATATGGCTCGTCAAATGGCTGAAGCCGCTAATCCTAATAAAAAGATGAATGAACAAGCAATTAAACAAATTGCAGATCAAATGATTGGCATGGAAAGACTTAATCAAGCTAAAGTTAAGTTTTTACAACCAGTTGCAAATGATCCTAATGCTTATGCTCAAAGACTTGCAGAATTTAACAAGATTAATGATTTCCGTATATTCCAAGAGTCATCACCTGAAGAAGTCAAAAAGCTTAAAGCATCTATGTCACCTGAAGAACAAAAGCGTATGGGTGATAAAATTAGAATGGCACGTCAACTTGGATTACTATAATGGCATCTTTTGCTGATATTTGGGAAGAAACACCAGTAGATAAAACTGGTGGGTTAAAATCTGACTTTGCTAATCGCATCAAAGCTGCAAATGACGCTTGGAAAGAACAAACAGGCAAAGAATTGCCTATTACAAGTGGATTTAGAGGAACACAAGAGCAATCAAATTTATATGCCAATCGTGCATCAAATCCTAATCTTGTAGCTAGACCTGGCACAAGCAGGCATGAAGTTGGTGAAGCTACAGATATTATGCCTTCTGTTCCTGATTCATTTTTAAATCAATTTGGTTTACATAGACCTTATGGCGCAAAAGATCCTGTTCATGTAGAAGTAATGCCACAAGTTGCTAAAAGCAATAATTTTGCTGACTTATGGCACTCTGTTGGTGATGTAGAGCCTACTGCTGAAAAACCTACAGTATCTGGCATTAAAAACCCATTAATTAAAAAAAATGTAGAAGCAACGCAAGAATTTGTTCAAACAGGCAAACAACTAGGCAAAGGAATTGCATCCCTTGCAGATGTGGCATTAGGTGCTGTTCCTGCTGCTGTAGGTGGCGTTACATACGCTGGGGGCAGAGCATTAGGTCAAACACCTGAACAAGCTCAAGCATTGGCTCAAAAGGTCGCTGCACCATTAGAACAGCCTATTGGCAAAGCATTAGGTATTACAGAAGATCAAGCTTATAAGCAAGAAGCTGCACGTCAAGCTATGAATAAGATTGGTCAATATATTGGTGAAAAAGCTGAAGTTATTTCTGAAAAAACTGGCATACCTAAATCTGATGTAGAGAATATGCTTGGAACAATTAGCATGGCTTCTGGTAAGCCAATATCAAAGCTTGGTGGTATTGCTAAAGAAATACTTACAGAACCAGTCAGACCATTAACTGAAACTACATTAAAAAATCAATTTGCTGCAAAAGGTGGTGCAAACTTAGGTGCAGCAGAAGTAGCTAATAAAACTAAATTAGAGCAAGCCATGTCTGTTGCAAGCCCAGAATTAAAATCTGAACTTGCCAATATCAAACCTAACGAATTAAACACAGAAGTATTGGATCGCCATTTAGAAGCTGATTCTTTACCTGTTCCTATTCGTTTAACTAAAGGCCAAGCAACCCAAGACGTTAAAGTTCTTTCTGATGAGATTAATAGCAGAGCTAAAAATCCTGAGTTGGCATATCGTTATAACGAACAAAACCAACAATTGTTAGAAAATATTAACGCTATCAAAGAAAATGCTTCGCCTAATGTATATGGCACAAACCATGTAGAAAATGGGCAAACATTAATTGATTCTTACAAAGCTATTGATGATGCTCGCAAACAAGATATTAATTCAAAATATGAAGCCCTTAAAGAAGCTGCAGGCGGTGAATTTCCTGTAGATGGTGCTGCATTTGCTAATAATGCTTTTAAACAACTTAAAAAAGAATTAAAAAGCGACTTTGTGCCACCAGCAATTGAAAAGCAATTAAAACGCTTTCAAGAAGGCGAGCCTATGACTTTTGAGCAATTTGAGGCTATGAGAACTAATTTAGCATCTGAAATGCGTAAAGCAGCAAGGGCTGGAGATGGTAACTCAGAAGCAGCAGCAAGCATTGTCAGAGGCGCATTAGAAGATTTGCCTTTGACGGGAGCATCCAAAGATTTAAAGCCTTTAGCTGATGAAGCTAGAAACGCTGCACGTCAACGCTATCAGATTCTTGAGGAAGATAAAGCTTATAAAGCTGCAGTTAATGATGCAACACCTGCTGATGACTTTATTCAAAAGTTTGTGGTTAACGGCAAAAAAGCCGATATTGACACAATGGTTAAGCATTTGGGTGAGGATTCACAAGCTAGAGAAGTAATGGCTGCAGGTCTAATAAACTGGCTTAAATCTAAAGCTGGTATTGTTAATGAATCAGGTAACTTTAGCCAAGCAGGATTTAATAAAGCATTACAAAGCGTTGATCCTAAAATTTTAGCTATTGTAGGCCCTGAAGTTAATGAACAATTAAAAGCTCTTGGCAATACTGCTAGATTAACTCAAGCTAGACCAAAAGGTAGCTATGTTAATGAATCTAATACTTTTGTAAATCAAGCTGCTGCATTAGCTAAATCAGGCGCAGAAAAGACTGCAAATGTAGTTCTTGGCGGTGGCATAGTGCCTGTTGGATCAATGGTCAGAGAAGCTGCACAAAGACGTGCTGCAACTAAAGCTACTCAAGAATCATTAAAACCAGGCGCAGGAATTAAAAAAACTAAACTTTCTGATATAGGAAAAGAATAATGTCAGTCTTACTATCCCCAATTGGTAATGGATTTCAATTCTTTACTACTACAGGCTTGCCTTTGGCTGGTGGCTATTTATATAGTTATCAAGCTGGCTCTAGCACACCTTTAACGACTTATACAGACTCTACAGGTAATACTGCCAATACAAACCCTATTGTTTTGGGTACAGATGGTAGGCCTCCATATGAAATTTGGCTTACATCGGGCTATTCTTACAAGTTTGTTTTAGCAGACTCAACAAATTCTGTTATTGCAACTTATGACAATATTTACCCTATTCCTAATGCTACTGCTACAGGCACTACTGTTCCTGCTGGTGCAATTATTATGTGGTCAGGCTCTATTGGGTCTATTCCTAGTGGATATGTAATCTGTAATGGATCAAATGGCACACCTGATTTGCGTGATTCATTTATAGTTGGTTCTGGTAATGCTTATGGCGTAGGAAACACAGGCGGTTTTGTAAACTCTGGAGTAATGACTTCAGGTGGCACAAATGTTCCTCTTTATTATTCATTGGCATTTATACAAAAGACGTAATCATGATTGAGATCGATCCTGTAAAGATTGGCGTAATGTGGCAAAAAATGGAAACAATGGAAAGAGAGGTTTCAGAATTGCGTGATGATGTCAAAACTCTTTTAGAGTTGGCAAATAAATCAAAAGGTGGCCTGTGGGCTGGCATGGCAATTGTGTCCGCAATCTCTAGTTTTGTAGGTTTTTTAATTCATTATTTCAGTTCAAAATGAATGAAATTTTAACGCACATTCTTACAGGCAAAGATAATTCCACTCATTGCATAGCTCGATGGGCATGGATGCTTGGTTTCTTTTTGGTTGGTGGCGCAGCTATTTATTTAATATATGCTGGTCATGAAATTAGTCTTACAGAGCTTGCTGGCGCTTTAGGCATTGTGTCAGGATCAGGTGCGGCATCCGTAGCCGCTAAACAAATGTCAGGATCAGAACCACAATGATAGATTATGTCAAAATTTCATTACTTGGCGGGTTATGCGTTATTTTGTTTGGTAGTGGCTGGTGGGTGGGCTATTCTAAATATATTGATTACAAGAAATCAGTTGAAATTGCCGCCAAAGAACAAGAAGCCAAAGTTGAATCAATCCAAAAACAACACGAATTAGTAACTAAAGGAATATCCGATGAATACGATGCGAAGCTTGCTCTTATTAGGCAGTATTATTCTAACGGGGTGCGCCAGCCCAATTCCAGCAGCGTGTCCAGCTTATCCAATACCGCCAGCATCTCTAATGCAGCAACCGCCTACAATCAACTTGCTTCAGATTGTGCCGCCACGACCATCCAATTAGTAGAATTGCAAAAGTGGATTAATGAGCAGATTGGCATTAAATGAACAATAATTTTGACCAATGTCTTGATTTGGTACTTAAATCTGAAGGTGGTTATGTTGATAATTCTGCCGATCCTGGTGGCGTTACCAATTTAGGCGTTACTCAACGAGTTTTAGAAGAATGGTTAGGTCATCCCGTAGATGACAAAACTATGTGTAATTTAACAGCTGACCAAGTATCAGGTCTTTACAAGGCAAAGTATTGGTTGGCTTGTTATGCCCCACAATTGCCTTTTGGCGTTGATTATTGTTTATTTGATGCTGCCGTAAACATGGGGTCAGGTCGTGCCGTAAAGCTACTTCAAGAGGCTATTCAATGCGTTCCAGACGGAACTATTGGCCCACGCACTATGCAACTTTTAGACCAAAAAAAACCTGAAGATATTGTAGAAGCATTTAGTCAGCGTAAAATAAGCTTTTATGAAGGTTTAAAAACTTTTCCCGTATTTGGCAAAGGATGGTTAAAACGGGTAGAAGATGTCAAACAAAACGCATTAAAAATGATTGAGGAATCAAAATGACAAACTTTAAAATTACAGGCAAAACACACGAATCACCTAAAGGTCATTACGTTAAAGAATCGCCACATCGTATTGAAAAAGAAGTAGAGCGTTTAGAGCGTAAGCTTGATAAACATATTGCTTTGCCTATGGAAAAAGCTCACCATGCTGAATCAAGCCAAAAAGAAGCTCCATTGCCAAATATGAGAAAATACTAAAATAAGTCTGTTAATTCAGCTATTTTAAATAATTTGATGGGGCAATCGTAAAACATTTCCCCTTTAGTAACATATTTGTTATGGACTTCAATCAATGGGCAATCCTTTAGCAAGTCTACTTTTGCCCAATAAGCACGAGATAAGTCGTGAGTTAAAGCAAAGAATAGAGTCGGCAGACCTTCTAGCATTAACTTGTCTTTACGTTGCCCTAAGTGAATACTACCGAATCGATCAAAACCTTCTTGACGAACTTCTACCTCAAGCCCACCAACTGGAACTCCTGATCGAAAAACGATTAGATCAACTCCAAACTTGTTAGGGTTATCCCTTACCTCTACTCCCCATTTCATGGCAACCCAATTAGATACCGCTTTTCTAGCTGGGCCATCATAAACATCGTGTAGATATTGGGAAAATGGTTTATAAGCCAATTGTTCTCCAAAAACAATAAGCAAATATTCCTAAAAACAACATACCACCACAAAACGCACCAAAACCATCAAAATCCGTTTCTTTTGGTTTGGTAATAGCTGAACACCAACTTGCATCTAAAAACGCTTCTGACACGCTTCTAGGCGTTTTACGACAGCTTTTTAAAACAAATTGTTCATAGGAATTCATTTTTTAGCCTTTTTATACATTTCTAGCAAATTTTGACTACGCAAAAGTAATTTTTCTTCTAAGTTTTTACATACATCATGGCATAACCAAAGAGTTCCACTTTCTGGGTCGCTAGGAATGGCTGCTGCAACCATTTCTAAAACATTGCCTAAACAACTAATTCGCCCAGCAATAATTTCTAATTCGTTTCCTTCATCCCATAAACTCATTTTTGATTCCTTGCTAAAGTTGTCCAAAGTTGTTCAATAACTTCTGATGCGCCCATTTTTACAAGTTCACTTTTATAAAAATGCCGAGCCGTGTAATCGGCTTTAATAAATTTGCTTTCTTTGCGTACACTTGGCCCTACATACACGCCAGGTAACTCATAATGAGGGATATACATTACATTGCCTAACTTATAGCATTTGTAATTAGCCCTTTCAGGCACATCAAATTCAGTATCCATAACCATAATTTCTTCCTTCTTTTGCGTTGTATTCATATCCAAAAGCATAGAACAATGGCGAATTAGCAATCATTACTAGCTTACGTTTTGCTTCTAAAGTTTTACCCCTGCGCTCAAACAATAAAGTAATTTGAGTTCTGTTTTTAAACATTTCTCTATTTTTTAAAGTTTGCATCATGCGAATAGTGAATATAGATTTATCAATCATTTCTCTTGTGCCTTTCCAATCCAACCATCAACAATATCAAGTGATTGTTTAGCTAAATACAATTTGTCTTTCAACGCCTCTATTTCAACTTGTTGCTGGCGTAGCATGGTAATTTGTGTATATAAAAATTCTGCTGAAGTTTTCATTAAAAGGCCAACATTTTTATCATGTAAAACCCATTCTTTTGATAATTTATCCGCTAGTTCATTTGCGTTCATTTCTCTTGTGCCTTTCTTAGTTGCTCATCAATGTATTCATCCAGCTTTTCACCGCTTGGCATTGATTCCCCAATATAGGTTTCACGACCATGTGCAAATTCATTTCTAAGCCATTGGTATCTTTTTATATCTAACTGGGGTGAGCAAGTATGAATAGAATCGCTTGTAACTCTTTGACCACAACTTAAACACGCAGTCCACGCTACTGGTTCATTGTTCATTCTTGTGCCTTTCTTAGTATTGCTCTAGCAAATCTAATCATGTCTGTTGTATCAGGTTCGGATTCGTCAATACAACTTATTATTTCCTCATCTGTTAGTGTCTTTGCTGGATGGGTGTTTAATGGTTGTTCTTTTGTACATTCTCCCCAAGCATGAGCTTTGTTACATCCACCACATAAATACTCAACTCGATATGTTGCTGATTTATTATTCATCAAAACCCCCATGCAAACATTGAACCCAAAATAACACCTAACAGTATTACGCCAATCCAATCAATATAAGTAGTTTTCATAATTTCCCCAAAATTAAAAAAGTATCAAGTCAAAATCTTTTTAGAAACTAAGCGGGTAGGCGTTTCTGAATAGTGTTGATGACTTGATGTATGTAATTTATTACACATTTTTAATAAAATTCTTGATCTAGGTCAAGAAAATGAAAAATAATTGGCTGCCTAGCATGGGATCGAACCACGGACATCAAAATTAACAGTTTTGCGCTCTATCGACTGAGCTACTAGGCAATAGGGTGGGGTTGGCATCCTCACGGAAGGAAATATGGCGGGGGAACCAGTAACCAACCCCATAAATTAGAGTCCCGACTTGATTTGATAATACCTGAGCAAGTGGAAGAAGCATTTTAAACCTTTTTGCAGGTCTTGTTCTTCAATCTCGCAAAGTTTTACTTCGTTAGTTAGGCCGTTGACAAACATAATTGCACATCGAGCGTCTGCCAAGCCTAATAGCTCTCTGTAGGCTGCAATTTGCATGATATGATCTTCGTATGGAACGACCTTTTCTAAAGGGACTTCTTTTGTCTTAAAATCTACAACTACAGGTGGAACGCCTTTAATTCTATCGCCTTTAGCGTGTAAGTCGACTTTTCCAGCAAATCCTAATTCATGGCTACCTGATTTCTCAGAAATCCACAGACGGCTACCAAAAGAAGCTTTTAAAGCATTTTCAGCATTACGGCAATACTCAGGCACAGCTTCAAGAAGCATCCTATCAAAGAACGATTCAAGCACTTCATGAATAAATGTTCCCCTGTTAGCAGCTTCTCTGCCTTGAGATTTAGAATCGTTTAAAACACGTTCTAAATAATCTGATTCAGACTCATTTTCTTTGCGTGGTAATGTTAAGGCTGCAAGGATAGCCTGCTGCTGAAGCCAGTTCTGGAGTCCTGGTTTTGCCGCCACACCGAGAATGGTAGTAACGCTCGGTAAAAGGCCCAGCTTTTTTGCATCTCGCAAAGTTGTGTTTCGCATCCCTTTGCCATCTGCTCGTTCAACTTGATAGCAAGGTTCTCCGTCTTTGGTGTACCAATGACTTGACTCACTTTTGTTCTCTTGCATTTTTTCTTCCCCGTTTTGGTTTTACTTCATCCGTGTTGATGTCGTACTGCGTTTCATTATAAACAAATTGAACTTCCAATGGTGCTGGAGGAACAATCTCAACTTCATATTGCGCTGGAATTTCTTGACCACACCAATCAGATGGCATTTTATTAACAACCACAGGATTAAGCTTGCAAGCCCCCATCATGTCATTTTGATTAAATACAAAAAACTTACAGGCTCGGCAACTCATTAGATTCCTTTGGCGTAATTAAGTATTCTCATGCTATCTTCTTGAAATACACATAAGTCTGCTGCAACGTGCAGAACCGCTTTAATGACTGCTGCTAAATCTTCTGGCGCAAAACTAATAAGTTGTTGTTCTTCATCAACCCCAGTTCCTTGCCACACTTTTTCTGTGTATTTAGTATCAATAATGTCTTTAATTTGGTTCTGCATAGTAGCTCCTAGAATGGTACAGAATCGTCTATAAATGGATCATCTTTAGGTAATTCGTCTGATCCTGCTGGTTTAAATCCTAATGGCATTTTTTCCTTGCCAATTGAAATGCTAAAAAACTTGCCTTTCTTGCCTTCTTTAACCCAACCCGAAAGCCAATGTTCCTTACCATTAACCATAATTGTGCCCGTATAGTCAGGATGGTTATCAGTCGTTTTACGTTCATTTTTGAAAAGGTTTCCTGAACCTTCCTTTGCTTGGTATGCCATTTTCTTTCCTTTATAAAATATCTTTGGCGATTGTTTTCATTGCATTGCTAGACTTACTTGATACTGCTGCGTTTGCATCATCGTCAGCTTGTACTACTCCTACTACTGCTGCTAATGCGTATCTACGCATATAGGTCAGCGCAGAACCTGAACCTTGTGCATCAGGCTTAGATACAGGTAAAGACATTTCTTGACCAATCCATTCACCAGAACTGTGAGCTAAGATCGTTGTCATTGACATTGTGCCGTCAATATACTCGCCAGGGAATTGCATAACACTAAGGCCGTTTGCAGCCAAAAGATCACGGCAAGCATCCCACACAGACTCAAGGTCAGCGTACTTAGATTTGAAAAACGGATTTGCTGAATCTTTTTTCGCATGGCTCAATTTCCCCTGAACAATTGATAAAGCTGTAGCTAATTTAGCAATAGACTCTGATTGATTCATTTATTCCCCCTAATAGTTGGAAAAGAATCCAAAGAATTGCCAAAAATATTTCCAAAGTCGTTAAACAAACTTTGTAATGGTTTTTCTGTTTTCTTTGGTTTGCCACAAGCACAACGAATTGCAGAAACTTGCTCGTCAGTTAACAACGCTCCAAACTCCATGTCTTGAAGTGCTGATTCTAAGAATTCTTCATGCTCTAACATCAATTGGTGTAATTCACCCATTTCGTTCCCCCGAAATAACATAGCGAAATTGCTATAAGATTAATTGTAAGCATCTTGATAGGGTTGTCAAGAACTATTTGCAAATTAACAACATACGATGTAAGATAAATGAATGAAGCTAAAACTATCAGATTCAGCAATAATTGATTTGCTTGGGGGTACTACAAAAGTCGCTAAATTGGTAGGTGTATCGCCTAATGCAGTATCAATGTGGCGTAAAAACAACATACCATCATCGCAATTTGCATTTTTAGGCGCAACTCTTGAAAAAGAATCGCATGGTTTAATAACTCGCAAGGACATATTTCCTAAGTCCTGGCACATAATTTGGCCTGAACTACAATGACAAGAGAACAAATGTTAATCAAGATGCTTGATCGAGCAGACCAAGAAATTAAAGATTTGCAGCATAAAACTGAGTTTTTAACAAAAGAACTTGCTCAACTTAGAGAACGATTAAACTATATGGATCATCAAGTTTATGGGGGGTCAACAAAATGAAAATTCAAGTAAAAATCATTAAGGAAAACAAAGATGGATCAGCCAACGCTCAAGTTGACTTTGACAAAGATGGACTTGAAACCCTCGTCCAATGGGGACTTGTGGCTATGCTTACCAAAGCAATTGATGAATATAAAGTTAAACCCGAAGAAACTGAAACTGTTATTCAGTCAAAAAGAACTAAAAAACAGAAATAAGTAGTAAAATCTATGGACAGGCTAGGGTCATCCCCGAAAAGCGATTAGTCACCGCCCGCCCAGTCCACCCTATTTTGACTACCTTTGACAAGGAATTGCATGAACTTTTATCCATTCCATATTGGCGATTACATCAGCCATACAAGCCATTTAAGCGATTTAGAAGATTTGGCTTATCGCAGAATGATGGATTTGTATTATCAAACTGAAGAACCTTTTAAAGATAATTCGTCTGTTGCTCGAAAAGTAAAAAGTTCTCCAGATATGGTTCAAACACTTTTAGAAGAATTTTTTGTTCAATTTGATGATGGAACTTGGCACAACATAAGAGCAGATAAAGAAATAGCAAAATATCAAGCTAAAGCTGACTCTGCCAGAAATGCAAACAGAATCAAATCAGAAAAGATATCAGTTCTGAAATCAGAACCGAATCACAACGTAACCAAGAACCAAGAACCATTAACCATTAACCATAAACCAAAGATAACAACACCTGAAGGTGTTTCTGAATTTTTGTTTAAAGATTATTTAGAAGTTCGCAAGGCAAAGAAAGCCAAATGGACAGAAACCGCTTACAAGGGATTACAAAGGGAAGCTGAAAAAGCTAAAATGTCCCTTTCAGATGTTATGCAAATGTGTTGCGAAAGAGGATGGGCTGGATTTAAGGCAGATTGGGTGAAGGAAGAAGTTGCTAAACAAAAGCAATTGCCATTGGTAACAAACGACCAGATTGAAGAAGCTTATAGAATTGAGTGTGGTAAAGACCCTAAATTAGCTCGTTTTGGTAGCTATTACGAAATGAAAGATTATGTCATCAAACAAAGGGAATTGCGATCTAGAACACAAGCATAAATGCGAAGTTAGGTTTTTGTTACATTTACGCCACAAAAAAGGATTAACTTGGTTTAGGAATTACATTGCAGACAAAAACTTTAGTAAAGTAATATGGGATGACTTTTACATGCAGTACAAATTAGGAAATAAAGGGGAATGGGGATGTTGGAAAAATACATTGTCGGAGCAACAGGGATTGGGTATTTGATTACGGGAATACTTCAATTTAACAAGGGGGCTACAGCTAATGCAGTTATATGGATTGGCTATGCAATAGGTCAAACTGGATTATGGTTGAACCTTAAATGAACTACTTAAGCGTATGTTCTGGCATTGAAGCAGCCACAATCGCATGGCATCACATGAATTGGAAACCAGTAGGCTTCAGCGAAATTGAGAAATTTCCTAGCCAAGTGCTTGCGCATCACTATCCACAAGTCACCAATTTTGGTGATATGACTAAATACAAAGAATGGAAATTAAATGACTCAATCGGACTTTTGGTCGGAGGAACTCCCTGCCAATCATTTAGCGTTGCAGGCTTACGCAAAGGACTTGAAGACCCAAGAGGTAACCTCGCTCTTACCTATGTTGGAATTCTTGATAAATTTAGACCCAAGTGGTGCATATGGGAAAACGTGCCAGGTGTCCTCAGTAGTGGCAACGGAAGGGATTTTGGGGCCTTCCTCGGGGCGTTGGCTGAACTCGGGTATGGGTTCGCATATAGGGTGCTTGATGCTCAAAACTTTGGAGTCGCACAAAGGCGCAGAAGAGTGTTTGTTGTCGGATGTCTTGGAGATTGGAAGCCTGCCGCAGAAGTATTATTTGAGTCCGAAAGCTTGTCAAGGAATATTAAACAGAGCAAAAAAGAGAGGGAAAAAACTGCCAAGTGCCTTACAACACGCATTAGAAATGACTACGAAACAGAATCATTTATAACCATTCCTATTCATGCACAAGCTACTCAATATAAAGGTGGTGGCGATAATAGAAACAATGATGGAAAGGGCAATGGTTTAGGGATTGGAAAACCTGGTGATCCAATGAATACATTAGACACTTCAAGCCGTCATGCAGTTGCAGTTGGTTTTAACTCAAATGCTAGACCTGATGAAATGAAATTTTTAGAAGAACAAGCAAATACATTAACGGCAAGTCAAAACTCAGGCGTTGCTCAATTTGTAGATGTTTATAATCAAACTATTGATGGTCAAATATCTGCAACTATGACAATGGCTTGCGGTGGATCAAATACAAGTGGGCCAAAAATAATGCAAAGCATGGCAGTTCGCAGGCTTACAGAAGTTGAATGTGAACGATTACAAGGATTTCCTGACAACTACACCAACATTCGTGAAAACTGTCCTAGTGGCGCAAGGTATAAAGCATTAGGAAATTCTATGGCTGTGCCTGTAATGCGTTGGATAGGGGAAAGGATTAATCAATATGAACAAAGAATATGATCCAAATGATGCGGTTCAATTTATCTATGAAAAAGCTCCTGCATATGCGAAAGCAAAAGGTGAATTGGCGCAACTTGAAGCCTTTAAACATAGTCTTAAAGCAATTAAGATGGCGCAAGCGGATGGGGCATCCATTGCCGCAAAAGAAATGGAAGCGTATAGAAGTATTGAATACCAAGAGCTATGTAAGGCTATAGGCTTAGCAACAGAACAAGCAGAAAAGTTAAAATGGCAACTTGAAGCTGCAAAGATGCGCTTTGAAGCCTGGCGCACACAAGAAGCATCAAACAGACAAATAGAAAGAATGACACAATGAGAGATTACGCAGATAACCTATTAAAACTTAATAGGCTTACAAAATCATTCTTAGATGCTGTATTAAAAAATAAAAAAACTGAAGCTTATTTAATTGCTTGTTCTATTACAGAAACAGCACAAGAGCTTGAAGACTGGGCTAGTAAAAATAGTGTCCACTAAAGTGATATAATAAACAAAACCCACTAAGAATTGGCGTTCTTAATGGGCTTCTAACCAACACAATTAAGAGGAATTGCTATGGCTGACAAATATTCTACACTAACTCAAGATTTGCTTAAAGAACTCTTTGATTACAAAGATGGAATATTAATAAATAAAAAAACAAAAAAACAAGCTGGAACATTGCATGACCAACGTGGTTATAGAAAAGTAATGATAAATTCAGTTAGATACTTTACGCATAAAATTGTGTTTTTTTATCATTATGGTTATATTCCAAAAACATTAGATCATATCGATAGAAATCCATCAAACAATAAAATTGAAAATTTAAGAGAAGTTACAAGATCACAAAACCAAATAAATAGAAATATTTTTAAAAATAACAAAAGTGGCTTTAGAAATGTTGTATGGAATAAAAAAGATTGCAAATGGCGAGTTAATTTAACAATTAATAATAAACAAATGTATTTTGGTTCATATTACGACATTGATTATGCTAAATTTATTGCAGAAGCAATGAGATATAAATATTTTAAAAATTTAACTAATGACTAAAAATGAAAAGAAGTCACTTGATAAGATTGCAAGACTCGGATGTATTCTGTGTTCCGAAGTCCTTGGGGTTGAAGGCTCAGAGGCAGAACTACATCATTGTCGCAGGTACGGCTCTGTCAGGTCTGCATCCCCTATCTTGCCATTATGCCCAGAACACCATCGTGGAAATA